ATGGCTTTTTACACGGTAGAGAAAAGAATCAAATCAGACGGCACCCTGCGCTACCGTTGCACTGTTGGGGTGAAAAAGGCTGGGAAATATATCTATCGTGAGAACAGGACATTTGGAAAATTGTCTCTCGCAAAAGCATGGGGAATAAGCAGGGTTTCGCATATAGAAAGCAATGGGATCCCTTCCGATGACCAGTCACCAAAAGTGACGCTGGGTGAACTTATACAAAAATACACAAGCCACCCAAACATAAAATACGGACGTTCAAAAGCTGATGTACTAAAACTGATATCCCGATCACCTGTAGCCAACGTTGCAGTTTCTGATTTGTCAGCAGGTACACTCATTGAGCATTGCGAGCAACGACGGGCCTGTGGTGCAGGTGCTGCGACGGTAGCACAAGATCTGGCTTATATTGGTTCTGTCCTTAAAGCGGCTAAACCGATTTTTAATATTGATGCAGACCTGCAGGCATATAGTCTGGCCAGGCAAAACCTTACGCAAATGAAAGTTATAGGGCCAACACAGAAGAGAAGTCGGCGCCCCACGCGCGAGGAATCTGAACAGATTATTGCCGGCTTAAGAAACAGAGAAATGACCTCCTATAAAAAAGTCCCTTTCTCTGACATTTTTTTATTTTCCATACTAACCTGCATGCGTATTGGGGAAGTTTGCAGAATTCAATGGGAAGATGTCGATATGCAGCAAAAGGCTGTTCTGGTCAGAGACAGAAAGGATCCGAGAAAGAAAGCCGGAAACCACATGCTGGTACCATTACTTGGAGAATCCTGGGATATATTGCAGAAACAACCAAAAATCTCAGAAAGAGTATTCCCCTTTAACAGTCGAAGTGTCACGCAAACATACCGCCAGGTGCGCGATAAGCTCGGTATAGAAGATTTACGCTATCACGATTTACGCCGGGAGGGCGCCAGCAGGCTATTCGAGTCAGGTTTTACCATTGAAGAAGTAGCCCAGGTCACAGGACATAAGTCACTGAATATCCTTTGGCAGGTTTATACCGAACTTTTCCCTAAATCGCTGCATGTAAGACTGGAGCAACTGAAAAAAGAAAGGCACGGACAGGTTTAAAGCATTACCAGACAGTCCCTGTCAGCCCCTTTCTACTATTTATTTAACGCTGCGATTCTCCCCTGCTGGAGTCCATTCAATACCCTTGCCGCATCATGCTCTTGCATACGTGTGATGTGGCGCATTTGATTGCACACTTCTACTGGTCACGATCTTTTCCGTGACACCAATTGATGCACGTTTAAGCGCCTGGTTGAATGCGATAACAGTGACGGGACGTTCTTTATACTTAACCCGGTTGGAATGACTCTGAAAGATAAATGTATCATCAGGATAAGCCTGTTTTCGTCTATTTATAATATTCAATACAGCAGTGGGAATATGTATAGATTTCTCTTTAAGGCGCCTTTTTTGCTTAATTATTAAATAATTACCTATAATATCACTATACTGCAACTCAACAATCCTACCCACACTTACAGGAATATAATAAAGGAAAAGCCACAGATCTGACCATGTATCGCTGATCAGCCTTAATTTGTAGTTAATAGCCGCAACTTCTTGAAACGTTAGCAAACCCTTATACCTGAGCTAATTTAGGACATCTGTTACACACTTTACTAAATTGCTGCTCAATAATAAAACCATGATACATCACATAACCACCTCCAGAATAAAAACATGAAAAGAGGTTATCACCCTGTGAAGTTAGAAAATGTCAGCTCAACGCATTCAGCACCATGTTTCCATTCGTGAAAATATACTCGTAATATTTTCTGTGCTGCTGGCTGTGCCAGCGCCAGCGGATACCGATCTGCCTGCCATAAAAGGCCGAATAATCATACCATCCGTATTTGATGTACATCTCTGTGCCAGTGCTGCTGGATGATAACTGGCTTATCCAGTCGCGCGGCGGCGGGCAGTGGTTAGACGGGTTAACCACAGCGATCACACCATTCATCCGGGTGTTGGTCACCACGCCATCTTTAAGCTCTACCTTAGTCCACATCTCATCCGCAGTCCCCGTGGACCAGACGCCGAAGGGCAGCACCTCCTGCGTATCGATGGCAATGATATCCAGCGCTGACCAGCCCACATCTGTGTTACTGGAAGAGAGATTTTCTTTCAGGGGAATTACCAGTTTGTCTATCTTCCAGGCGTTCTGCGTGGCGCTTTCGGATGTTCGCGAAAGGGTTAGCGAAGGAATGGTGGCGCCAGCCATGTCATAATCAGCGGATGGATCCGCATAAACGATATCAGGGAACACTTTCTTAAACGCCCCCCCGTCGTTCACCCAGGCTGTAACCACGGATTTAAATTCGCCGCCCTCGTTGATATTCAGCGCGCTGACAGGTGCAAAATCGCCCCCTGCAGTTTTACGGTAAATGGTCATGGTTCAGCTTTCCTCAATCTGGTACCAGATATGACCAGCAGCGTATCCGCTCGCGTCTGCGGGGGCTGCATCGGTCGATATGGTGTAACTCACCCCGATGTTTTGCCGAGCCGTTGCAACATCGGCCACGTCAGAGAGGTTATTTGCAGCTTCCAGATAATCCCCCGCACCATTTAATGACCAGTTACTGAACACCGGAGCGGCCGCCGTGGCGTCCTCGCAGTAACGGTGATAAACGTCCGTGGTGTTGTACGGGTAGTAAATCTGCCGGATGCCGGTTTCCGTGGTTCTGATAACGTCCAGCATGCCCGCCAGCGAAACGGGGTAATGCCGTTCCGTGGTGGCATTGCCCGTCAGGGACTGGAACTTACGCCCCGGAGAAACCACAGTGTTCAAATCCGCCGTGCCGAGCGATTGTGTATCCTGAGGAACGGCGCCAGTATCGGCCGCCGTCAGGGCGTCTTTTATTGCCAGCGCCCCCAGCCCCAGATTTTCGCGCGCGTCCGACTGCGCCTCCCTGCCGCTGGACGCAATTTCGGACAGGTTGTTGGCGATCAGAAGCCGGGTTTCCTGGATAACTTCCTCCGTTGCCGTGATCGTGATCGAATCCGTGACGCCGGAACTGGATCCGGTCAGTGACAGTGTGGCCGTACCCGCACCGCTGACCGTCAGCGTACCATCGGCGGATAATGTCGCCACAGATGCATCCGTGGACGCGGAGTTAACCGTCTCTGTGTAATTCGCCGGAGAATAGTTGATGGTCAGGGAATAGCTGTTACCGGCCAGCAGGCCTGTCGGTACTGCACCGATGTCTATCGAGGTCAGGTAAAGCTGTTGCGTGACTGCGGCTGTTGCCGTCAGGCCAGTGGAAATACTGGCGATGATGGTCTGGGTACCGGATTTGCCCGCCGTCGCGGTATACAGCCCGCTGCTGTTGATACTGCCCAGTGACGGATCGGATACTGACCATGATACCGGATATCCCGTAGCCAGCGCCGATGGCAAAATCGTGCCGGTAAACTGCTGCGAGGTTCCCGCGTTCATCGTCACCGAAGCCGGTCTGATAACAATGGCTGAGGGTGTTTCCGCGCCGGCCTCTGAGTCAGCCTTATCCGTTTTGATGATGTACATCGCCGCAACGTTTTTCGGGCGGGTTTCATCGCCGCCAGTCAGCAGATCGGCATTTGGAGAGTTATGCCAATTGGGGTCATCACCACCGGCGTAGCGAAACCCTCCTGGTCCGCCGGCATCTCCCAGACCATTCAGGCTGCCCACGTTATCAAAGCCAAGCCAGCGGGAATAATGATAGTGCTCACGAAACGCGTCGCTCTGAAATGACAGAATCGCACGGTTTGAATCCGGATCAACGGATGACCCGTGCGCCCATGCACGCACAAAATTACCGCGCCAGTCCGGCACACGCCCGGACGGGTACAGCGCAGCCAGTTCAGGGTTCTCTGCGGTATCGAATGTCTGGCCGTTCAGTTCCAGCCAGCCTTCTGGCGGCGTGGTGTTTCCCCACAGTATGATTGCCCCGACCGGCAGAATGAATGGAGCCATTGCGGTGGTAATGGTTTGATGTAACTGGTCATCCAGATAGTCGGCCAGTTGTTTTACCCGGCGAGGTGTCATTACCTGCGCGCTGCCATCACCGGCCAGAGCTTCCTGTTCGGTTGCCTCACGCTGAATATACAACTGCCATTTCGTCGCATCAGCACCCGGCGTTGCGGTGTTGTTGCTGACAAGCGACAGGTACATTACGCCGTTATAATCCACCACCACGCCCGCATCGTAACCGAAAGCGGCCCCGTTATTGTTCGCGGTAGTAATCCACTCGGGATAGCCGTTCGTCTGGTACTGACGAATCGCGCCGGTAATGGCGTTCAGCACCGCATTCATGGCCTCGCGCTCTACGGGTTTTGCGCTCGCATCCGCCCCCGGATCTTTTGCGTAGTCAGGCCCCCAGCCTGAGGGATAGCTCACGGAGCCATTAGTGGGTGCCGCGTCCGGGATGGTTTGTCGGTCACCGACCGATGCGAACGGTACTCGGAAAAATTTCTGATCCATTCAGTACTCCAGAAAATAAAAAAGGCCGCGATATGCGGCCTGAAGATGCGTTGAGTGGGTAGTTAGTCCGGGATTTGATACGCCAGCTTGTAATCACCGGCAGTGAGAGTTTTGAAACTGACGCTGTCCGCATACCAGCGGATTTCCACTTCCGCAGGCGTCTGTAACTTCCAGGCGGAAACTTCGTTCACACTGAGCACATTGCCGGTGATTTCCGCTTTATCGGCTGCCGCATCGGCAATATGCAGCGCGTAAGCGAAAGCCAGCCTATCAGGCACACCCGCAGGCCACAGTTGCGCCCACTGTACGGCAGTGAGGGCTGACACTGCTGCCGCGGCCATTCCCTGAGCGATTAATTTTTCGGCCCCCGCCGTATCGGCAGTCAGCCCCCCGATACTGACCCATGCCGTTCCGTCAAAAACAACGTAGTCGTTTAAATCCCTTGTCACGGCCACCCCTGTCGCGCCGGCACCGGACAGGCTGGCGGTAATAGTCGCACTGTTGACCGTGCTCCAGGCCGACGCGCCTGTCAGTTCCAGCGGCAGTGCAATCTGGTCATCAGGGGTTAATACCCCGCTGATTTCCACGCTTTCGCCGGTAACCAGTTTCCAGGCGTCGCCCAGTTGCTGCTGCATGGACTCCGTCAGGGTGACACTGGCCACGCCCTGATTTGCAATGACGGTACTGTCAATCGCGCCTGCAACCTCTGACAGCGCACCGCTGACCACAGTGTAATATTTGCCGTCACTGCCGTTTAACAGAAACCGGGTGGAGGGATCGCCCAGCAACTCGAGTTCACCCAGTGTCACAGACCCGGACTGGAATACGGCGGTCACCGTTAACCGGTAATAAAGCCAGGCGGCTGGCGCCGGAATAGTGACTGTTGTCTGCGCATCACCGACGTTACTGGTGCTTGTCCCGTTGGCCAGCAAGGTAAAGTTTGTGCCGTCATTGCTTCCATACAGGGCAAATGTTCTGGGGTTATTCTGGAAGGGCTGTGACACGGTCCGGTTTGTGATCCTGAAGCGGTTCACTTTTTTGGCTTCAGGTAATTTGATCTGAATCCATTGCGTCGGGCCGGATAATGTCACCCATGCAGTAGTGGCTACCCGGTCAAACGCAGAATAAGCCGGAGAGCCTGAATCATATACACTACTTGCACTCACCGTATATCCGGCAGGTGCGTTGTTGGCTGTCATTTTGGGAACGATGCTGTTGTCCGCATTGGTGGACAACACGAGGGATTTTCCCTTTTTAAGCACCTCCGCGCTGAACAGGCCACCCTCCGCAGCGGTGACGTAATTTAGCTGTGTGATCAGCCCCAGTTTAGCGTTAAAGACGATATCCGCCGTGGTATTAAAACCGGCCTCACTGCCTGCGGGGAAAGCGTCCTGAGTGTATGACTTATTCTGCTGCCCCTGCTCGGACTTCAGTGCGTAGGCACATAAATTAAAACCGGACTGTGGGGCAAAACTGAAGGAATGCACCTGGCCTGCTGTGGCACCGGCGCGGTCCACGACGATATAACCACCACCACCACCGGCACCACTGCCGGAGGCGCTGATGATAGTTTTCCCGCTGACCGGACTTTGCCCCAGCGTGATGCCGGACCCCGCTTCCAGCGAGTTAACGATGAGCGCCTGAGTCTGCTGCGTGAAATCAGCAATATCGGCGACGGCGTGCGTGTGCTGTGTGGCGGCAGCGCCCATCTGCGCTGGCGTCGGCGCCAGGTTACCGGAGCCGGTCAACGACAGACCGAACAGCGAGCGGATGTTGCTCCCGGACACCAGCACATCCTGCTTTGCGCTCCATGCCGATTTCTCTGCCGGGGTAACAAATTTCCGGTCAGCCGTCTCGTTAATCTGGTCAGCGCTGTAATCCCCCGCCTGTGCCGTCACGGCCCCGGTGCGCCCGAATACAGATGACACGCCGGAAACCGTGGCTGACTGGCCCTGCACCCAGTTTGCCGCCACTGCCGGGTTAGCGCCGCCATTGAGGTAAAACAGCGTGTCGATGTCCGCCTGAGCGCAGATAGTGAGGTTTGCCGACGACGCCAGCGCCAGACGTGCGGTCTGGTCAGCAGCAACAACATAACGTGATGCGATGGCGGAGAGCTGCGCCGCCGGGATTTTTCCGGAGGCGTCCAGTTGCAGCCAGCCGTTGCCGGTGTTCGCGAGTGACACCTGCACATAGCGCACATCACCGCGCGTCTCGTTGAAATACTGCGGATGCGGGTCAGCATCGTTTACGTGCGCCGTCAGCAGGCTATCCGCCGTTCCCGCCGGATCCGCGCCGACATCACTCACAGTCAGCGTGACGGTACCGGATTTACCGTTGACGGAGCGCACCTGCGCCGTCAGCAGGTTATCGACGCGCTGTTTCAGCCATTTCGTGCGGTTCGCCAGCCGCTGCGCCTGCTCGTTATCCGGGCCGATATCCACACCATCGTATCCGCGCGCGGGCGTATCCAGCTCCAGCAGCGGGATGTCGGCGGTGAATTCATTCAGTTCGGTGATACTCGGCATGTCAACCTCTGTGGGTGTGCAGGCCGTTATGTGTCACGGCCCCGTTGTGAAAAATGTTCGTTGTTACTTCTGCACTCTCAACGTCTTCCCATTCGCAGAGCGGCGTCCAGACCTGCGCGTGGGCAATGACGCTGAACGGCTCAGCGACCGGCGGCGTGACGGTAAACCGCCCTTCTGTATCCGTGATAGCACTCTGGAAAGTGCTGATACCGGATGCGGTGTAAATCATCGCCACATCGATATCTGAAACGGTGACACCCGGATTTGCCGTCAGCGTGCCGGATACAACATCACCGGACCAGATAAGCCCCAGTTGCAGCCCGGCATAAAATTTAACGCCATCACCGTGCCAGAACGGCGCGCGGAAATTGCTGTAGTGCTGGCCGAAACCGAAAGGCCTGTAAGTCAGGGTGCGGGCCTGTCTCATCCCGACGCCCTGCGGGCGGGGTATCAGATCGTAATCAGCAACGAGTTTTTGCGAACCAACATCCAGATATTCGAAAAATACCGGACGCATGGTCATATCCTGGCCATCCAGGATCCTTGCGGCTGTATTCAGGATGTAATCAGTAGCGCGTTTGATTTCATCAATCGTCGCGATGCTGTTGTTTTTAAATATTTTTGCTTTGATCATCCGGCGGAAAAGATCATCACTCACCGCCGCAGGTGCGCATAACGGGTAAAATGTCCCGACCGGCCGTTTGGTGTACCCCGCAATGCGGCCACAAATATTGAGTTGCTCACCTTCCGCGCTGTCGATATCCAGCATGACCTGTATTTTTGCCAGTTGATTCTCAATGCCGGCCTGCGCGATATCCGGCAGCGCCAGCAGCAGCGCAATCAGTTTCGGCGCGTTTTTGTACTGCCAGTAAGCCCGCGTCAGCGCCTTATTACGGTGTTGCATAAGACACCTCAATCGCGTCCATCGAGAACACGGCCAACTGGTTAAAAGCGATCGGAATGATGCCGTGAGTTACATCGCCAGCGCTGCTCCCGACGGTGATCGCAGCAACATAATCATCACTGCCAACAATTTTATTTACTGGCGTGTACAGGCGGCCCGCACCGATGGTTTCGCCGATACGAAACCCCTGCTTTGCGAATCCGTTTGTTTCAGGAAAGCCTTGCAGCGAGTAATCGATGATTGCCTGTTTGATTTCATCATCGTTGGCGCCGGACAGCGAATCAGAGACGATTTCCACACGGACATGAGCGGATACATATTCCGGCCTGAAGAACGTCGCATTGAAGGGGTTTCCGCCTGGCGTTGTTGTATCGATGCTAATCTGGTTCGGAATCCCCGTGTTATAGCGATTCAGCCCGCAACCAGGGTTTTTCCGCACCGCCAGCGTGGACACAATCTCATCCACAGCACCACCATCAATGAAAATCGCCATCGAATGGCCCAGCACGCCGTTTTCATCCGGAGCATCATCGACGTTTTCATAAATCCTCACCTTTTTTACACCGCCGAGATTGACCAGCGCGGCATAAATATTGTCAATCTGGTTATTGCCGGGCAGCGCCACAGACTCATTGCGCCGGATCCGGAAGGTATCATCGGTTTCCTCGTCCGCACCCAGCGATGCGGAATCCGGATTAGTAACGGATGTGATTCCGCCAACCGGCGTGGCAATGATCGACAGATTGTCACTGTTGGCTCCCTCCGCACCGGCAGTGGTACACGTCACGCTTACTGTCGCGATTCCGGCGTTACTGGTCGCGACCGTCGTATCGGTGGCCCACAGCGTCCCCGTTATGCGGTTACGCACCAGTGTGCCTGCGGGGATCTCCACAAGCGGCGTGCCAGTGAACACCACCGTAGCCGTGGAGAACGTGGAGTCCTGCCGCGTAATACCCGCGAATGCCGCAATGCGATCGAGTTGCTGGCCAACCGCTGAATTCGGGTCAGCAGAGTGATAGGCGTTAATAACACCTTCATCAAGATTTGCCAGCGTTTCGCACCATGCCGCAATAATCAGCCCGTCAGGTGATTCCGGGTTAATATTCCAGCCATCATCAATATCCAGATAGCGCTGACGCATTACGGTGAGATATGCATTCAGCGTCTGACCCACCGCGCCATCTTTGGTGATTTCCGCCATCAGATGATCTCCTCATTGAAGAACAATTCGAATTGCTCGTTATTGATGTCCACCAGTGAGGCGAAAACGGTTATTTTTCTGGTCTTCTGATCGATATCGAATTCAAACTGAGAGATGCCGATAACGCCTGGCGCGGTCAGGATACGTTGCTTGATACTGGCAGCAGCGATATCTGCCTGTGTTTTGCCGAGGATGTTCTGAAACCACGGGGTACCCTCCGTTGAATCAAGAAAATACTCCCTGAGGAACAAACGTAGACGGCGGATAATGCCCTGCCGCGTTGCCTCTTTCCCGGTCGCGAAATGGTCGCCATGTGTGACAATATCGCCATCCACAAAATTTCGGATCACGGATCAGACTCCATAAAAAACCCCGGCAAATGCCAGGGCGTGAAGTTGTAATGAGATGGATTCACTGTGGGCCATTGGTGTTACTTCCGCCTTTCTCAACACCACCATGAATGTGGTCGCTTCCGATGTTGATACCGTTGTGTGTCAGCCCACTCTCGGTAAGTTCCAGCGTTTGCCCGCCGCACGTCAGCATAATGCCGCCGTCGGTCAGATGGAGGCGAACCGAACCATCGCGATTGCTCATGCCGATCCCGCTGGACGGCAATCCGGGAATGGCCGTTTTTGCTGAGCGGTAACCGGGCGAGAAAAACGCGTCACTGGCGCTGAACATCCCAGGCCCGACAGGTTGTGCAGGTCCGCCCATATCCAGCCACGCATCAACCGATCGCTGGCTGAAATGGATATACCCTTCTGTGCCAGCGGGCAGTTCATGGAAAACAGCCCACTCTGGTGATCCTGAAAATCTGACAGGTACGTTAACCAGCAGCGGCAGGGTTTCGAGCGTTCCATCAGACATCTGGCGCTGAATGCCGCACTCAACCTGCGCACGCTGCGTGTCAGCATTAAAGGCAATGACATGCCCGGGCATACCAATCATAAGGTCGCTGATAATGCTCATCCCGGCAGAGTGGACAGCGCTGAATAACGGATTGGTGTTTTTCACTGAGCGGTGCTCCATAAGCATCGTAATGTCGTTCGCCAGTCGTCCCCCCAGTAATCCCCCTGATGCGTGGTGGACAGTACGCGAAACGATCCCGTGCGGCGCTGAATATTCGCCATGTCATTCAGACCCGTGTTGTACATGCCGCTGTAGTTGATGGTCCAGAAATCAGAACGGATTTTGATCAGGTCTCCGGGCTGGATGATGTGATTCATGCGAACATCCACCTCCAGTTCTTTTTGATACCAGCGCGGCGCGCCCTCCATGCCGTTATCGACATTGATTTCATACGTTGTCGGACGCGTAGCCCCATCGCGGATGATCACCGTCCGGTTTTCAGACAATAACCAGTCATAGCGCCACGCCGATTTCATTCTGTCGAGGAACGCGCGGCTGGAGGTGTAAGCCATTGTGTAACCGTGGTTGAAAACCGGCAAATCGGAAAAATCGCCTATCGTCTGCACCGGCTTCCCGAATGAACGCGCCACATCCTGAAGGATCTCGATGGCGCGCGCTTTCTCCCCCCAGGTTTTACCTGTGGACGCTTCAGTCCACATCACTGACCAGCAGTTGAGCCGTAAATAGACGCTGACACCGTCCCGCCCCACTTCGACGCTGTTTATCTGCCCGGTATAAATTTCACCTGAAGATTCATCGTACCCGGCGGACAGGCGCACCGTTCCATAGCGGAGGCGCTTTTTATCCCAGCGCTGTATAAGCTGCCGGTATTCACTGGAGACGCCATAAATCATGATCATGGCTGTCGCCACGCTGTCCTGTGGCATGTTGGTAATGAGGAACCGAACCTGCGCTGGCGGGTCGCAAATCAGCTTATTACCTTCCGCTGACGTAATTTCCAGATGATATGCGCGTCCAAATAATTTAGTCATTGGGATACCAGTTCAGGTTATTTGTTACGCCCAGATTGGCGACCGTGGGCTTTTCACCCTCCAGCACGATCTTGCCGATAGTACTGTTCAGACCTGCCAGCAGGTTCACTCCGACGTGCAGACCGCGCCCCAGAGTGATCGGCTCATTACTGGCATTCCGGATATCCACCACGAAATAGCCGTACCGCGTCAGCCAGCGGATATTGAACTGAAGCAACGAATCGTTGAGCGTTGTGGTAAAAGAAAAATCGGCAAGGCTCGCCGTCAGGGGAATGGTTTTCATTGCGGGGTTACCTCGCCCAAATGCACGTTCGCCTGCCCCTGTGTGGCCACTGAGTCACCTGCAGGAAGTTTGCTGTTTATCGTGGCCGGGCTGTCATTCCGGTTCTTTATCAACAGTGCGCGCATTTCGACGACAATTTCCTGTCCGCCCTCGTTTTCCTTGCTTTTCTGCACTCGGGTGTTGGTAATGATCAAGTTGTCGTAGGCGGAATTAATTCCTACGACCGTCAGTATTTGTTTTTTAGCCTGCAAATTACGCAGATCCAGCAGTGCCGATTCCGAACGTTTTGTACCCGATGCCGCAAGCGTCAGACCAACGGAGGATGCCAGCCCGGCCAACGCAGCCGCACCGCCCGCCAACAGCGAGCCGACGGCACCAGTTGCAACGCCAGCACCAACCCCTGCGACAGTAGAAAAAGCCCCTGCCTGTGCCGTCAGCGCCTTAACCGGGTTGTCGGAGATCGCTACCGTCATCGTGACCGTCATCGGTCGCGTTACGGCGTTGTCATTTGCCGTCTGTCCATTTTCCAGCAGATATTCGCTAACGTCAGTCCGCAGCTCGCTGGTCTCCTCCAGTATTGCGTCAAAAAAAATCCCGCCTATTTCCGGGCGGGACTTATTGAACACGCCGACGATTGACATGATCACCCTCTGTTTTTATTGAATGAACGCTCCAGCGTGTTCGCAGCTTCAACGACCACTTCCTCTGCAACATGCCTTACCTGTTTTTCATCCAGCCCCAGACCAGAAATATTAAACTCGTTTCGCTGGGTAACCTGCGCGGGCTGCGACGACTCAGAGCGGCTGACTGACGGGTTATAGGGTGCCTGACTGCGGCGCTGGACATAATCCGGCATATAGTAATTTTCCATTTCCTCCTGGCTGCGTTTGGGCTGAGCATAGGGAGATGACGGCAGCGACGCCCAGACACCACCGAGATGGTTTGTCGCCGTCATAAAGTCACCGCTGAGGACATTATCCAGTTGCCCCGCCCGCTGGATAAGCCACAGGGCCGCCATATCCTGGCTTCGTGGTGAAAAGTCGGTGAGACCCAGCGCCTGCGCCGCCTCATCCCATGATGTTTGCGTGAACTGATAACGCCCGGCTGCCGATGTCTGATTCATTGTTCCGTCTGTCTGCCGGAATGGTTTCAATACCCGTGGATGGTCAGACAGATCGCCGAACTGTTCACCACCAAACATCGTGTTATAGCCACCACCAGGAAGGGCGGCGGTTCCCTCAGCGCGTGAAATGGCATCCAGATAGGCGCGGGCGTTTGGGTTATCGATCGCGCCATGAAGATCACCGCCTTTTTTTTGTCTTAAATACGCCTCATAAGGAGTGACGCCTCCACCATCAGAGCGCCCACGGTTAAGTGCAGGGTTACTCATGGCGCGAGCATCTTTCTCATCAACAAAGGCGTTTCCGGGGGTAATCGCCGCTGCGGCGCCAACGGTAAATGGATTGAGAAGAAATCGGGATAACCACCCGCCCCCCGAGCCAGAAGAAGAGCCACCACCAAAGCCAAGCAGGCGCCCGCCGATTTTCAAAGCGCCAGCGGTGCCTGCGACACCACCTGCCGTAAGGAGAGCCTGTGAAACACCGGGGTTTTCTTTAATAAAACTATTAATGACATCAAGAACTGAATTAACGATCGGCAACAATTTACTGCCCATTGAGTAAGCGAGCACCTCAAAATTGCGGCTTAAATCTGCCATTTCGTCGTTAAATATTTGAGAGTTTTTTAATAACTGAGCATCAATTTTATACGGGTTTGCGTCTGATTTTGCCTGTGAATCACTGAGGAATTTTGGCCCCATTTCCAGCAGACGAGTAATCGGTGAGTCACGCCCCAGACCAGCCCCTTCCTGCAGGAATGCCCGTTGGTCGCGATTCATCTTCTGATAAGCATCGGACAGATACTGTAGCCCCTGATCCGGAGCCATATTCGCGAATTCGCCAGGGTTAAACGCACCGTTCCAGTACGCCTTATCATTCAGTTCCCCGAACCGGGCTTTGCGCTGTAAATCGGGGATCATTTTAGCGATATCGTGCGCAGCATCAGGAGAAAGATTAAGCCGTCGCATAGCCATCTCCAGCCCCTGAATCTGGCGGATCGTAAAACCGGTATTATTGCTGAGGCGCTGCATTTCCAGTGCAGAATTAGCAACACCACTGGTGAGCGCTTTCATGCCCATCCCAACACCAGCAATGGCGGCAAGTTGAAGCATTCCATCGGTGACGCTTTTTATGGCGGTGGCGCCTTTCTCGAATGATTTTGCATCAGTTTCAAGGCCAAGCGAGACCAACAGGGAATCAATGGTTCCAGCGTTTTCCGCCATTACTGTTCTCCTGGTACAAAAAAACCCGCAAAAAGAAGCGAGTACGAGTTAAAAATGGGGCTCACATAAGATAATAATAAGTAAATAAGGTTTCACCTTGACGGTTAAGACTTATTTTCTTATTATTCTCTTATACCAAGACGGTATGGCTCTTTAAAAACTGAGGGGTTATGGTTCAGGTTAGTTGGTCAAAACGGGCGCTAAAACAACTCGCAGCGATTGACATCAGATACCGTAAACGCATCAAGGACAAAGTGGGCGAACTGACTGACTTTCCCGATGTGACACTGGATCTGAAAAAACTCGAATCATCTGGCAAGCAGTACAGGTTAAGGGTTGGCGATTACCGCATTATCTTTGAGTTAATCGACGGCACACCACGAGTTTGCGAGATACTCGAAGTCAAACGCAGAACATCAACAACATACTGAGGCGGGGTTATCCCGCCTGAATCCCTGAGTTAAAGAGATTTCGCCAACCGAAATTAAATGTTGGAGTGACATATGAGCATACAGGTAATACACGACAGAAACGGTAACCCCGAGTACGCCGTGATCCCATACGAACTCTATCAACGCCTGATTAAAAACTCTGAGGATGACTCCCTTTATGAGAGCATCCCGTACAGCGCGGCTGACGATGATGACGTCACCATTCCTCATGAAGTGGTTAGCATCCATATCGATCAGGACGTGAGTATTCAGGCGGCGTGGAGAATCTTCCGTGGGCTGTCCCAACGAGAAGTTGCCGATTCCCTCGGCATCACTCAGGCAGCGGTTTCACAACTCGAATCACCGGACACCAGACCACAGAAACGCACCAGAAATAAACTGGCCGAACTGTATGGTTGCAAACCGGAACAGTTGATTCTGTAACAGATAGCCCGGAGCGCCGGGCTATCTCGTCTCTCTTTGTCTCTCAAACTGTTCAATCAGATCATCAAGCACATTGTGCATTGCCTGCACGTCGTCTATCGCATACGTCCCGTCGAGCATATCCGACCATTTCGCCAGTGGCGGACAGGCATCACCCGCCCCCACACATGGACGCCACAGAAACCAGTCTTTGACAGTTACTGAATGGTCGGCGTTGCCCCTGCGCCGTTTTCGCTCTGTTCGCTGAGCTGCCAGAAAGGGCCGACATTCTCCTTCAGCGCGCGGCCGAGCAACAGCAGGAAGTTATGCGCGGCGTCCTGAAAGAGATTTTCAGCCACCGGTACACCATCAGAATCGCGAACAATTTTGCCTTTCACGATACACAGTTCTTTCAGCCGGGCTGTTTTCACGCCATCCAGCGAAGCCATAGCAACGGTAATGCCCATCGGGGTCACCCCCTCTCCCAACAGCGGCAGAAGGCCAGCCTGCGCGGAAATCTGCAACATTTCCACCTGGTCTTTTGCCGATGCGGTCACACCACTGTACGTCGCGCCATCGATTTCAATTTCAATTTTGCGTCCCATCACGTTTCCTCACTGTCTGCAAATTCAAAAATAAACTGCTCGTCACTGACGCTTGTTTTACCACCGCGCCCCATTGAGCCACGGTTCACCAGAACGCCATCAAACCCCATGACGGTTTCTGCCGTGCCTGTCTGGAAAAACGTAAAGGAAGCATCCACGCCCGTTTTTGCCACTGCCAGAATCTGGCGCACCTGATCGCAACCGGGGATCAGGTTAATGGTGAGGCGCTTCGGGCGCGTCTGGCTGTCCAGGCGTACCGACGTTTTACCGATACCGCGTTTCAGAGTGGCGCGCGGCTCCAGATCCTCAATCGTGATCGGTGGATCTGTGTCGCCGAAATCGTCAATCGGAATACCGAACACGGTTAAATTGGCTCCGTCAGCGCCATACCGTTTCATTGTCATAATGTATTACTCCACGGTGATATTGATTTCAGCCACGTGCCCGGCGCGCGACAGAATGACCATCAGGGAAGTGGGCGGATAAACGCGCTGTTTGCGCTGGCTGGATGTCAGGCTGAGGACATCTTCAGGGGAGGACCGCAGCACAAAACCAAACTGCGCCGTTTTCGTCTGACCATCGTCGGGATCGACGTATGACCCCGAACCCAGCACACCGTTATCATAAAAACGTTTGCAGGTAGCCGTGATGGCAGACAGCAATCCGGCATAGTCGCGCGGCGTCAGCGCACGTTTTGAACCAGCGTTAGCGATGTAGTTATAGCCATCCACCTGAATATGGTTTTTCAGCACATCCAGATTGATCACGTCGTCGATAAACTCGCCATAAGACGACATCGATTTGCTGTTAATTACGCGGCTGTTGTCGGTTTCGCCCGCCAGTTCGATTTGTGTAAAAAACACCGCATTTTTCGCTTTCAGCGCGTTATAGGCACTGGTCGTGAGATCGTCACCGCTGATACCAGGCAATACCTGATACTCGCCCGTGATGGCAGTATTGTCGCCCGTCGGACGGAACTTGTGGAACGCCGCGGCCAGTTGCACCATCGCGTACGCCTGAGAGGCGTCAGCGGTCACTGAGGATGCTGATTTGTACCCGGCGAACATATGCCGATTGCCTTTGGCTTTCAGGGTAGAAATCACATCATCCGTGGTGCTCTGGTCGATGATGTTGTCATCGCTGAACGTGAACCATAATGGATGGCTGGCGGCATCAGACCAGTCGGACAAATCCGGTAACATGGCCGCCGTCACGTCTGCGTTTTTGAAAAAGTAATGGTAGCGCCAGAGTCGATCGTTCGCGCTGTTAATGATTTCCAGCAGCGTGTCGGTTTCGTTTTTCATCCATACCGTAATGGTCGGCGGTTTAGGCACGTTGGCGAAATAGCGGGTGGCAATGCGGTAAATGTCGCTGTCAGTTTTGAAATCCGCCGCCACGTCTGTTACAGAGCCGTAATCGCGAAAAGTATCAGCCGCAAACACCGCCCCCTGAACCAGATCGGCAGCATCAGCAAAAACGAGTGCGCTCGAAAAATCCGCATACCCCAGGCCAGCCGGACTCAACAGCAGGTTGATGGGGATAATATTATCGACTGAATAAGCCATAGGGAGGTTTACCCCTCATTGATAAATTGAATATTGAACCCTGCCGCGCACAGCAGCTCGTAAGAAAGGGTGTGTTCGATAAACAGATGGATATCTGCCTGCCAGCGCGGCTGGATCCCCGCCTGTAATATTCCGGTGAGATTCCTGCACGCACTGACGTAACGCCACGCAATATCATTGCGGTACAGGAATTCACTCACCGGCTGGCGAAAATTGGCGTTATGCAATCGCAGAATGGCTGTATCCGCGCCCTCATTGAGGATGTTCACCGACAACATAAATTCCATTGAAGTGACTATCGTTTCACGCAGATCCTGCCATTGCCCCAGCGATGTATCGGCTTCCTCCGTTGCCGGAATGAGATCTCGTCGCCGCTGCGACCAGCCGTATGCACGGATCGGGATGGGTTTGTAGGTGGCATAAAGCCCGGCTGGCGCATCACGGCCCTGGTCGGCCAGAATGACGGTATCCACACCCGATGCCAGTGCCACCAGTTCCTGAAAAACGGTATACAGCTCGTCGATGCGTTCCATCAGCCCGTCCCCCGGTATCGTTCCACCACCGCGCGGCAGAAATTTCGCCACGGGCGATTGTCACAGGACATCACCCGCCACTGGCGCATCACCTGTCCGTCGCTGAACTCGAGCAAATCGGCAAATTTCCCGTTGTCGTCCGGCCAGAGATAATTCACGCCGTCGTTGATATGAATGACCCGCGCATCCTGTGGATTCACCGTGCCACCCATGCCAATCAGCATCTGCATGTCTTTCCACTTCGCAGGCTGAATGTTAACGCGCGTCAGTTCGACGGTTTCACCCGGCGAATCCGCCCATCGCCCGCCGGGTCCGGTGTAACCACCTGCACCGGCCCGGATTATTCGCACGCCACCGGGAACGGGAGAATTGAATGTCGAATCGATATGGCCGTTCATATCCAGACCATTTCCGAACATCGTTAATCCTCCACGACATGGGTGATAGCCTGCCGCAATGTTCCGGTGTCAATGAGTGGCGTTGCAGATCCCTTGCGGGCGATAGTTGATGGTGCGTTTGCCGGCTCAATGCCAGCACTGATTGCGTCCTGGCAATACCCCGCCGCCCGGGCACCGATCTGGTCGAGCATCTGGAATGCCGTAATTTCTCCACGAGCAACCTTTCCTGAGAGGGCGCGGAAGCCCTTTTTGATGTTGTCCTGATTCTGGCGCAAAGGGACACGCAGGAAAGAGCGTTCGGGGATGAGGCCGTTTGCGGAGCCGAATTCCTGCACCGCACCAATAACCACCAACGGCGCGCCGTCTTCGTAGTTACCGGAGCCAGCGGGTAATCCCACCAGCACCCGGCGTTTTGCCGCCAGTCGGTCCTGAATCTGCTTCAGCTTCTGGGCGATTTTGTTGCCGCCATGCACTTCTGCATTGATTTTCATATCATCAGTCCCCCGGTGCCTGCACGGCGACGCAGGCGCATAAATTCCACACCGTACGCTGTCAACGGCAAATCGCCGTTGATGGTCAAATCATCCATCGTCACCGACGGCACAGCGAACGACGTGGATTCATCACCTACAGACTTGCCAGAAATGGCATAAGCGGCACCAACGTCTCCCCCGGCGGAACGTTTACGCATCACCAGTCTGTGGGCAGCAAACGCGAACATGCCGCGCTTTTTGATGCTGACCACCCGACCGTCTGGATAGATGCCCCAGCGCTTGCCGGTTTCTGCATCTCCTTCTGCCAGTGCGGTAATCACCCCAGAATCCGGCCACAACGCCACGTCGCCGAATTCGGGGTAATACGTCCGGAAATCGGTCACAATTTGCGTAGTGATCTCCATCGTTACCCCCATAAAGCAAAACCCCGTCACCAGGACGGGGTTTATTCGGTTTCAGAAGTACTGCCGGAGGGATCGGGCTGTTGCGTCAGCGCCTCGTCGATGGCCTTTTGCAGTGTCTCTGCTTTAGCCGCCGATGGAGCCTTTTTGCCCAGCACCTCTTCGTACCGGGTGCGCAACGCGGCGATATCCACTGCCGTTTCACTGGTATTCTGCTGCGCCAACGTCTCGTCGCTCTCGTCATGCTCCGCACGCAACAATTTAGCCTTAACAAACAGGTGATCGCGGAAATCACCCGCCACCAGAGCAGAATGGCCGCGCTGGATGGTGATGCGCTTGCCAGTCACTGCATCGGTGACGGTCAACTGCGCAGTATGAAGATTAAACAGTTCAGCCATTGTTACACCCCATCCACGTAATGAGCCGCTTTCGGAATACGCCATTCCGTCCCGCCGGTACGCAGCAGCGCCGGTACCTTGAAGTTGATGTTATCCGCCGTGGCCGGAGCCAGGAAACGCAGCGGCATCACATCGTGCCCTTTGACCACTCGGAGGTCTTTTTTATAGACCATCATGCGATCGGTTCCACCTGCACCCGCGCCTTTCAGCAGAATGTCGTCTTCAAACTCCATATCGCGGAAATTCTGGCGCAGGAATTCGAGCAGGGTAACGTTGCTGGCGTTTGCGGTTGAAAGCAGGGTTCGCTGGAGCAACTGGAACTGCTCAGACGGGATCACAAATCCGTTTGGTCGATGAACGGTCAGCGTATTTTCCAGATAGACCTGGTTATAAGCATTACCAAAGAAATCGATAATCGGCTGCGCACCATAGGTTGGAATTGCGGCAACCAGTGCGGCCAGGGTGGACGATGCCGACTCCACGCCAACATTAGGACTTTTATAAAGCCCCTCTCCTACGCCCTTATCGCCCAGAAGATAGATTTTGTTCAGCCCCTGCTCAACGACATCACGTACTGCCTGCCCGCGTTCGGCGTCCAGGTTAACGTTGTTCAGCATGGCAAAGCCGATCTCTTCCAGAGAATAGGTGTAACCCAGTGCTGCGGTCGTGATTTCTTTGAAACCCTGCGACATCGCAATATCAACGGTCGGCACATCGGTGCTGTTCGGACCAAGCACCTGCAATTCACCGCGGGCATCAATCGCGCGGAACACCACCATTTTTGCCCAGTCCGGCGCGCTGTTATCCAGCGGCAGCAATGTGCCATATTTGAACTGGGGATACTCCAGCCGGTAGATCTCCGCTTCGACATACGCGGCCTGCTGGATCAGGAACGACAGCGCCGCGACCGGTGACACGTCGAAAACAGCAGCGTCAGAAAATTTTCGCTTCATTATTAACCTCTTTATTAATTGCCAGCGGAAGGAGCAGCAGGAGCAGCAAGAACGCCATCAACGCGGATTTCACCAATTTCACCGGCAACCACATCATCAACCCAGCGGACAAAATTGAGCGTCACCCCCGCAGCGGACCCGGCGGATAAACGCCCCAGATTGTCACCGGCCGCAGTGATAACGATCACCGAATCACCCGCGTTAGCCCCATCCACGCACAGCGCGAACATGGGACCACGATGCAAAATGGAAGCGACATGGCTCACCGGATAACCCGTTGCATAGGCATCCGGATTTGTGGGTGAGCTGTTGCTGAATTCAGCCAGAGAGCGGACGGAAAACCCGATAATATCCTCTGCCGTAGTGACGGCAGTCACCGGCGCACATGAGCGGGCAGCGGTTCCGCGGATCACCGCACGGCCAAACGGAACCAGCGCAGATTCAACAACGCGCGATACCACTTCAACCACGTCAGTGGTGGAAATCTGCCCCTCGTACGCCTTGCCGCGATAAAGCGTGAAATTGTTCTGAGCAATAGCCATTATTTGGCCTCCTGTTTGCCGTAGCGTTTATCGAGCCAGGACTGACGGACGCTGTCACGGGTCGCCTGCGCCCCGGTGGTTTTCGCGCCCCGCATATCGCGGCTGAAATTAAAGAGCGAGTCATCGGAGCGCTGCTTGCTGTCCGGATCGTCCTCTTCATCGTCGTCATCGTTTTCTTTGCGCCCTTCTTCCGCATCGAAATAAGCCGTGACATACGCATCAGGTGCTTTGTCCCACGATTCGTATTTGCGGCACTTGATACCCGCGGCATCCAGCGCAGCACGTTTGATTTTCAGAGGATCGGTTGCATCGCAGGTAAAACCGGCACCCGCCACCTTCACGGCTGAGTCGCGTACCGCCAGCAAATCCGCCACGCGTTTAGAAATCGAATCTTCGGAAGTTTTCTCTTTCAGTTCCTCGATCTCTTCGTCTTTGGCGTCTGACTGGGCCTTCTCTTTTTCCAGCTCTTCCTCTGCCGAATCCTTCTCAGCTTCGGCCTTCTCTTTTTCTTCCTCCGCGTCTTTCACGCGTTTTTTCAGGTTGTCGATGGTGGTCTGGATCAACTGCTGAGTTGCCTCATCAGCCACTTCCACCCGCACGCCTGAATCCAGAACAACTTTAAATGGCATGGGCTTTGCTCCCGTTGGTTTATGGTCGAACAATCGCGCCAGATGCCCGGCCCTGGCCTGGTCACACAGTGCGATGTGGTTGATAGTGATGTCCCGTTGAATGAACTCGTACGGGGTGCCATCCGGCGCCGTGCCGGGGGTCTGGTCATACTCGGAGGTATAACCGGCTGACAGTTCCGCCTTACCACGGTCAATGGCATCAATCGCGGCCTGGTCTTTGATCAGCAGATCCACAACAACGAAATCGCCATCCTGGCGGCCCGGCGAAATCACGTGGCCAGCAGTCACCTCTTTAAACGTCCCGGAGTCCACGAGGTCATCGGGGTGATCAATGGTGACGTCTTTGTTGTCGTAGCTCGTCAGGCTCTGAGGTTTAAAAACCTCTTCTGGCGGACGATAAACATTAACGATCTGACCGGGTGGCCTGTCCGTTAACCCCAGTTCGGCGGCCAGATACTGCTGAATACCGGAACGGGCAACACGCCCAGGGACTTTGAGATAGCCCTCAGGTGTGATTTCGCGCTGGGATGTGACGGGGAAGGCCACGCGGTCACGGACTGTGATCCGCATGCGTGTTACTCCAGATGGTTAGTAATCGAGACCCTGTATCAGTGGGGTGGGAGTGCAACGGCAATTAATGTGCGCACGCCCGGGAAACAGGCCGGTTTCGCCGTTAAAGCTTGCACCTTTTGACCAGAGATAAACGCCGGGTCCGTAGCCCACATCCTGCCTGGCGATGTTAAAGCATTTGATTTTCGCTTTCGGATATCGCCCTGCAGGGTTGCCGCTGACGCGCACATCCTGAGACGTTGACCAGCGGAACCGGTCAATGCCTGCCTGCTGCTGGCGCTGGCGTGTGATGTCGCTACGGATTTTCGCGGTCTGGTCACGGGCGATGAGTTTTGCCCGGTTGTATGTCGCGCCGGTGGTGTTTTGCAGATTGCGGGTTATCGTGGTCAGCGAGTCGCCCCGCAAAATACCGTCCATGACCTGCCGCTGAATGTCGTCGAAGTAGTCTGATGACAGCGATTTGATCAGTGCAACATTCTGTTCTACCGATGCGTCGAAATAATCCACCAGCTCGCCATTAACCATCAGGCCGGTCATGTCAACGCCCAGCGCGCGGTTAATCTGCTCAACAAACACCGCTGAACTTTCAGAGTCGGCACGGCTGACGACGCGCTGAGCGAGTTTTTCTGTTGCTGCGCCAAACGCAACAGAGAAGAACCGGTCCGCCGCCTGCCGAATTGAGGTCATGATGATATCGGTTAAACGGCTGTCGGCGGTGTACTCACGGCGCAGTACCGGGATCAGTGCTTCATCAATCGCCTGCGCCATTTGCCGGACAATATCGCGCAACTGCCCATTGTAGTAACGTTCAGTTTCGTCAGTTTGCCTCGCCGGTCTCAGTGGTGCCCGTCGGCGTGGTGGCGTCTTCTTCAGGATTTCCGCCAGCATTGCCGAGCCGGAACTGATAATCGCCGCCTCGCTCGGCTTTTTCGTCTGCCTCAATGTCGGCAATATCAGATTCGTCGATACCATAGATCCCCTGCTCCATGAGTTTTCGCGCTACCTGAGATGGTTTCACTACCCCCTGTTGCAGACGAATATCATCTGCCTGTGCGTCAGCGAGTCGCTGCGCTGACAGTTCGGTGTCGGTCGGTTGCGCCAGTGGAGAGAATTCAAAATCCAGTCCGTCCGGCATGGTGCCCAGCGTTGAGCGGATCAGGACTTCATCAATGCGTTTCAGAAATGGCCGGTACTTTGATTCCTGTCCGCCCCTGATGGTGTTGTAGTAGTTGTTCATATCGCCCTGGCCGGAGTCGCCAATCCCCTTGGACTGAACACCAAATAATCGTGTCATCGGGATGCCCGCTGCACCGGATGTCCATTCCATAAGGGATGAAAGAATTTCACCCAGTCCGCCGAACGAGATCTGCTTGCGTTCAAAAACTTCTTTACTGTCCAGCAGCGCCAGCCGGTAAAGGGATTTCATCATGCCAAAAATGTTGTAGCGGCGGGCTATCGACTCATCCATATCACCAGAGGACAGATCGGAGGCGAGGTTCTCACGATTGATAACATCAATGTTCGCTTCCTGAATCAGCGCCGCGATGCCGCCCTTTGCACTGACGGCATCTTTGACGTCCTCAAGGCAGCGCCGCAGACGGCTGTCGTCCCAGCCACCGTTGATCATGCGCAAACGCATAGGCAACGGTGCGCCGGGTGCTTTGACGAAATGGCTGTAGTGAATGCGCTGAGTACCACCGTTAACCACGTAGTAGTCCGGCAGCATGTAATTTTCTTCCAGGGGATTCGTGACGTTGAATTGCTGGCCATTGATAAACATGCGGTCAAGCACCAGCAAACGGCGCAGTGAACCCTTTTTGATTCTTTTCATGTCCAATGGGGCATCGAACGATTGATCAGTGATCATCAGCACACCCGCGCCACCATATACCCCAGCCCACTTGAAGGCCTCCTGTGTCGCCCCCTGAACATTAAACGCCTTTTCTGCCTCACGAATGGCTGTGGCGTCGTCAGCGGCAAATTCCCGCCACTCGCGCGTTGAGTCGTCAACCGGAATATCAATGATGTCGCGGGCGATCCAGTTTTCGATATACGCGGCTTCCAGTTCGCCAAAATCCTGCATCATGCCGAACTGAAAACGGTTAAACATGCGGCGGTCACGATCTGTACCCATGCCGGTCATGACGTTCATTAGCCCGTCAGAGGTCACGCGAATACGCGGTTTTCCGCCGTACTGGTTATTGCTCATCGTTAAACCCATCCCCACCCGGTGCCGCCACCGGAAATTAATTCGATCTCGATTGCATCCATGAACGTGTCGAGGATGTCGTCATTTTTGTGGCTGTCATCTGCGGAGAAATCGGCGCACTCGGCCAGAGCAGGCAATACCCAACTGGTTTGTGCTGCTGGCGTACCATCCCAGTAAAAAACCTGATTGACGGGTTGGCCATCGTCGGTCATCAGTGCCGGAATGAATACTTTGCCGGTTTTGATCTGAGGGACGCTATTCAGGCAGCGAACCAGCTTGTTCTGCCCGGCGCCACGGGGGATTTCCAGCACAGGGATCGATTTACGTTTTTTCAGCGTGGTAATCAGTCCCTGCCCGGCCTGTTTATCCTCAATGCCCATATGCCGGAGCGGCGCCGGGCGTTTCGGATTGTATGGTTTCCATTTTTCCCACAGCGCTGTTGCCTGCTGTAGCAAATCCTCCGGATCCCACCTGCCGCGCACGCTGTCGATGAGGTACAGATTGTTGTCCGTCCCCATCCCAGCCAGCGTAAAAACGGTGTAATCGTTGTAGTCCTCGACCTTGCCGCTGTTGGTGTCCACGTAAACGGCGCGGTGTGTCAGCGGCGGCAGATGCGTGTACCGCTTAAACCAGTCAGTATCGATCAACCCACCCGTCAAAGCGCGCGGACGCTGCATGTACTGCGACAGAAACGTGTATTCGTCACGCTCCCACAGTCGCAACAGATCGCCCACGTATTCGTTAGCTGGCCAGTACGACCAGTAACGAACACCACCGACGACCACGCTTTCTGTGTCTTTAACAGAGAACCAGCACAGCGAGCGCCATGGTTCCGGGAGCGCATCGATATATTCTTCGCTGACCAGAGCCGGGATTGTGACGTGGTGGAAATCCACCCCCATTCCGCCCGACAGCATAAAACCGGTGGCATCGTCGGTATGCAGGCGCTGCTGGATACTAACGAACGGGGTTGGGTGGTCTTTCGATTTATCGCCACGGCGGGAACGGATGGTGTTTACCAGCAGACGGTTCGCGTTCTCGCGTTTCGTCGCGGAGAACATGTCCTCTGGCTTGTTGTAGTCATCCAGGCACACAAAGCCGGAAAAATCAGGCCCGGGATATCCCGCGCGCCCACCTGTGATTTGCCCGCCACTGGAGCGGGATACTGTCTGGCCAACGGTTCGCCCGCGGGGATTAACAACCTCCCATTCTTCGGCCTGGTTAACGCCAAACTTGCACGGCCACAGTGACTGATATTCAGCACTGGCGATAATGTCGCGGGTGCGTCGGCTGTTACGCTTGACCAGCGAATCAGCAAACGAAACGTTCAGATTACGAAACCGGCGTAACTTACCCGTTTGCACCAGCATGTTGATGTATGCCGCTGCGTGGATCGAAACGAACTCTGTTTTTGTCCCGCCCGGCGGCACGTTGATAATGAGGTTTCGGGGCTGTAACCGTCCGAATACCAGATCATCAATTTTGCTGGCCATCATGCGGTGATGCCAGTTAACCAGCAGGCGATCACCCTGCAACAACTCAAACCAGAGGCGGGTGAAATTCAGGAAGGATTTTTCGCTTTTTGACTTAAGGGCGACACGATCAGGAAAATCGAGGTCTTCCCACTCGAGTAGCTGCGACATTTTCAATCCCGATTTTTACCCTTTTTTGGGGCTATTTAACATAATGGACGTTACCCGAACAGCGGGATTGGCACTCATGGCAAATTCGCCACGAAAGCGTTAAAAGGACAGGTTTTCCCCGGGGATAAACAGGCATTTTTAGCAATAACATTTTGATAACAAATCACCATTATTACGGTCCGCTTAAAATGACAGACGAAACCCGCTTTTTACCCTGTTTTCTCTTTTCTGCTTAATCCAGATCGGGGAGTTGTTTTTCTAATGCCGCCTGCGCCTTCGCGTAATCTTCCGGCGTGTAATTAACCTGGTTGATGGGGCCGCCGTCAGCGCCAGTCAGCTCGGTGCGGTTTTTCAGCATGCCAAGATGCTGCGCCACCATTTTCAGGGCTTCATCCTGATTGCGCATCTGAACTTCCAGGCCGAAACGCCCCTCTTTAATTCCGGCAATTAAGCGGCGGGGGGCGCCATAGACGTCACGAAAATCATGGAAGTATGCCCTGCCTACCCCCATCCCGTTACAGCGAGGGCATTCGGGATTCGGATCAAGGGTGGCATCGAACCCGTAGCCTCCGTCATCAAGTGGAGCGGCTTTTTTCTTTTCCTTTGCCTCTGCACAGGCTTCCTCAAATTCAACCGCATCCCGCCACTGATACTGGTGGCCGAATCCCCAGCAATGGCGGCAGCACAAACGACGATGTTCGGTGATTTGCGTTGCATCTGCTGTCGCAAGTTCCCACCACATTTTCAACACGGCATCCTGCGTGATTTGAGTGCGCCGCTCTCTTGCTGCCAGAGCATCGCGAATCGCCCGGCTCACCTTATCGTTTCTGTACATTCGCGAGGCTGCTACATACGCAGTGTTCCCCTCGCCTTTTCCACCAGCACGCTTATAAGCCGCCACGCGGTTCATATCGATGAGGTACTCGCTAACGAACCGGGCCTGCATGTCGTTAAGCCCGTACTCATCAGGGTTTAAACTCCATTTATCGGTGGTGTTTGCAGGTGGCAGGCAATTTGAATCAATTTGATTTTCAATTTGAGGAATCGTTTTTTTGGGGTTGTTTTGCGCATGCGCACTGCGCAATTTTTTCTGCGCAGTTTTTTGCGTACTTTGCGCAGCGGGCTTTTTGATGTAGCGACGAGCTGATGCGTAATTCAGTCCCTGCGCTTCACACCACTCTTTCGGTGATATTCCGTTTTTGGCATGGTCGGCGAGGAACTGGTTTTGCAGCGCTCCCCAGTCCGGTTTTGCCATAGTCATTTACCTTTCTTACGCCATTACGATGAGGCTGCTCATTGTGATGGCAATAAAAAAGCCACCAGCGGATGCCAGTAGCTTGGATGTTGTAATCAGGAATGGATTCGAACTCTTGAGAAGATTGGTGTTGGCCGTCTGTACTATCTCAACTCTTGTAGCAGCGTCACGCTTAGCTCTGTACGGTATACCTCTATATGGGGCACCTGATCGCAGTGAAAATATTTCAAGTTGAAAAAATAGGCATCTAACTCCACATAAATAACGCCACTAAATATGTGGCATTACCTTCTAAGGATTAAGTCATGGGATTAAAACCTGGCCAAAACTCTGGCAAAGATGGTGGTATTTATCAGGAAAAAGGTCCGCGCGGCGGATTGAAAGACAACTACAGCACGATTGCTGATAATAAAAAAGCACCGCCAACTCAAAACCCCAACAGCACTTGGGTTCCGGTGAAGAAAACCCCCGATAGTAATCGATAGTTAATTCCCACCTAACTAAACCGGCTTTACCGTAGCCGGTTTTTTGTGCACCAAGTAAGCAATATCACAGGCACACAGTGAATCCCTGCTGTAATGCCTATTCAGCTTGACGGATAATTCGCAACTCCGGGTTTTCGTGTCCATCACCTAACAAAAGCGGTACATGTGATTGATTGTAGCCATTAACAAAAACGGCATTTCCATCCTCGGTTAAATGGGAGAATCTACCTAATAGCGTGTGCACTAAAATGAAATCAATATGTTGGGCTTCATCCAGGCCATTTGCTGAATGCAAAAGCTCATAGAATGTTGGCATTTTCTCCACTCCTTCATTATTAACTTATAGGAGTATAGACACACTCTCGCAGTGTTCGCGCTTATGCCCTTGAGTCAGTCACCCCGGTTCAACTTTGTTCCCCGTTGACTCAGACCAGTGCGTGGTTGGCGATCATCTGCGTCAAAGGATCTTCTTTTCGATACACCGATTACAACCGGCAACTGCTGACGGATGTCAATAACGTCCATCTGGTCGATATCAACCAAGCCCCGCAGCACATAATCAGCATCAATAGCCACAATCTCGTTGCGCTTACTTTTCAGTTAGGCGATTCTGTTTCGGATGTCTACATTTTGATAATAAATGTGCAGCTACAGAGTTTGCGGTTTTGATGCGGTACCCAGCCCGAATAGCCGCCTGCATGGCGTTAAAATCGATGGGTTACTCGTGACAGAACACTTCTTGTTTGTCGATGAGTGCCTGATCGTTGGGAAAAGGAATTGAAATGATTGAGACGTTCGTGTCCCGCCCTACATGGGCTCCTCCTGTGATAGAGAGCAATCTATTGAGTTTTTACCAGTTGCTCGAGGATCAAGGATTCAAAGCGAATACCATAGGTAAAAGTCTGTCCCCTCTTAGAAGCCCCTTTGAAGACGTAAAAAGGCTTATGAAAAAGTGCCAATGCACGATAGTTCTTGGCTTACCGCAGATTTTCATGCACTCAGGAACAGTTAAGCATGCTGATATTGTGCAAAATCTTAATCTGCCTACTGAGTGGAATCACATTGAAGCTACTATGTCATTGATGCTGGATCTTCCAACATTGATGATGGTTCATAAAAATGTCAGCACCAGAGGAATCTTTGAAAAAGGTGCTGCTGATGTTTTTATATATGAATTTGATTCTATGTCTCCAGATTGGCTGGAGAAAATCAGGCCCACATTGAACGCGTTAAAAGATGCTGTTGGTTAGCCTCACCGAACCTTCTGCTTCACTGGCCTCCAGTCCTGTGTTGCCATACCTTTCATTTCTTATGCAATAAAAGCATATAAACTCGGGACAGAAGGAAGGATATGTGAAGACAAATCTGTTTAGGAAAGCAGGTTTCCCCTATATTGTTTTTAATTACTCAATTGAGAGAATCTGTAATATGGCCAACAAACACCCTGGAGATAAACCCTCCACTCCTTCAAATCCATCTAAAACCCCCAATACCCCAAGTCAACGGGATCGTAAACCTGATGCTACCCGCAAGCATACGGATGGAGTTAGACCTCCGAAACCAAGCTCAAGATAAGAGAAAACTTATGGAGAAGTGGGAAACTGAATATTCTATTTTCCTTTCTTACTATAAGGAAAAAATGTTCGGAACTTTGTTAGGCCGAATAGATAAAACTATTAATTTTGCACTAATCCTTAGTGGGTCAGCTGTTTTTGCTGATTTTGGAAGTAACAAGCTCTTTGGTGCATTAGTCGCTGGGCTCTCCGCTCTCGTTTATGTTGGAGAGTTCGCAAAAAGATCGTCGGAAGCCTTTGGTGTCGCTAAAGAATATCATGAGCTAATACTCACTCGCGATAAGCATACTGATGAAAGCCTGTTACAGGCATTTTGTGCTCTGAATAAAAAGGATTCTCCGGTTTGGAATTGTCTTTCTGTGGCCGCGCGAAATAGAACACGGCTGGCATTGTATGGCAAAGAAAAAGCTGGGAAACTAGGCCTCTACACAACTTTTGAAGCGATTATGTCATGGCTTGCTGGCGACAAGCCATGATTTATCTCTTCCTTGTCGTTATCTAATTTATTCTATTAATACAGATCATATTACTATCATGCAGCCGCAGCACTGGCGGTGCTGCACTGCATTTGGCGCAGCTACGTTTTCAACCCGCAACTTTTTCACACACTCCTGGACAGCAGCCTCAATTTCATCAGCGTTTGCGGCAGCGGCTTCTGTTTTCGCTTCGGTATGCATTTTGAACCAGTCGTGAATTTTTACCCAGTCACCAGCGATGCCGAAACTGCGGTAGAAAAGTACAGCATCAAATTGTCGGTGAATGTCATTTTGTTTTTCCCTGCCTTAGTTGCTCAGCCTGTTGAATGGCTGAAAGTTGATTGTTGGCTTTCTCTATTGTTGCCAGCAGTGGCTGAATCCACAGCACCGCCTGGCAATACGTCAGCCCGCCGGGGGCAATGGAACCACCATTGGCTGCGTCAGGCTCGCCGGAATCGGCGTGCATTGCGCTGGCACGTAAACGGTTTGCGTACGCGAGCAGCCCGTCAGCAATATGAGGAGGAACAGGCAGATCACAGGTTTTCTCACGGCGAAGAATCTCCCGGTATTCAATTACGGTGTTTTCGGCATCGCTGGCGACGGCGGCATTAGTTCTGGCTGCTAACTGTGCCACCTGGTTAAACCGATTCACGTTGAATGCCTGCGTGGCTATCACCTGGCCCTGCAACGCGTTATCTGACTTCAGCACGCGCTTTTCACTCTCCGACACGCTGAGGTCCGCCCGCGTTTTCATCAGTAATGCCGCCAGCACGGCCACCAGCGCTATTACCGACAACTGAAGCCAGTAGCGTTTTACCAGCGCGCCAATCACGACAGGAACAGAGCACGCTCTGCCTCACGGCGTCGGGTTAGACCAGCCAGCAACTGCCCGCCTGCTTTGTTCCAGCGCAGGAACTCATCGGCGGAGCCGCGGTAATCTCCTGCGTTAAGCTTTTTCAGCAACGTAGAGGTGGAAAGCGATCGTGTGCCGAGGTTATAAGCAAACGACACCAGCGCATCAAACTGCCCCTGAGTCAGCTTCACCTTCACCAGTTTCGACACGTCGTTTTCGTAACTCACCAGCCCTGTTTTAAGCAGGCGCTCAGCGATTTCAGGCTTGATGACCATACCCTTACCGACAGGTTTGCCGTCAACCGGCTGCGTCCAGCCGTAGCCAATCGTCCACACGCCGACGCTGTCCTGATATGCCGTAAGCCGCAGACCTTCAAACTGCTTGATTAACGCGATCCCTTTATTGCTGATTTGCATCATCCCCCCCTGCTTTTCTGGCGGCGAAGCGTTTGATGAAGCCGCCGATAAAATCCGTACCTACGTAGCCTATAAAGACACTGGCGATGTATGACAGGTTTTTAGCCAGACCGAAGAAATCCAGCAGGTCACGGGCAAACCAGGCAATCATCGCGCACATGGTGGCATCGATTAGCGTTTTCATGATCGGGCCGCCGTTATAGCGTCCCCGGAGATACGCCATTGCAAACGCCAGCATTGCGCCAATACCCTGCTCTTTTGCAGCCAGCAGAGCAGCAATGAAATCTTGTTTGTAAGGCATTTTCATAGTCTCTCACCTCGCTGTTTGCGGAGGCTGTGTGATTGGAAACAGGATAAAAAAAGGCCTGCTCGGATGAACAGGCCAGAAAAGCAATAATAAATTTACAGGATGTGGTGCCGGGTGCCTCCCGGTGAGTCTTTGGCCAGCTACCATGACCCGCGTAGGGTATGCTTCAGTCGTGAAACACGAAGATTGCTGTTTACGCCCCTCCGCACAGGGGGATTCACCACATCAATAATGTAAAATTAGCCGTACCGCTTCGTCAATGAGCAACACTCTGTCAAAGGTCATCAGAGAGAGATGACCTTTTGCACAGTGTTATTTTTTTGTCTTACGGGGCCAGTACCAACATTATTCAGCGTCCCTGCTCGCCTGTGCTGATACTTCAGAAACAGTCTGGTTGAACCGGTCTGTTTCAAGTTCAACACCGATTGCGCTACGCCCCAGCGCTAATGCTTCTTTAATCATTGAGCCAGAACCCATAAAGAAATCAGCGAGGATATCACCGGGCCTGCTGCTGGCGTTGATAATGTCCCTCAGCATGTCCGCCGGTTTTTCGCACGGGTGTTTGCCCGGGTAGAACTGTACCGGCTTATACGTCCAGACATCGGTATACGGAACCGCGGCGGTGACAGCAAAGTGCCGCCGGAGCGATTTATATTCGTCCACCAGCTCCCAGTATTTACGGTTGAGTGAATGGTACGTGGCCACCAACTGGTGATGAGGTTGAATCAGTTCGCTACGCTGGTGCTTCTCTGTGGCTATTCGGGTGAATAACGCCTGCAACTTTTGGTAATCCGCCTCGCCCGGCAGTTGCCACTGGCTGGCTCCGAACCAGTGCGAAACCATGTTTTTCTTACCCGTGGCGGCTGAAATCTCTTTCGATGTGACGCCGAGTGAGGCACGGGCACTCTGAAAGTACTCGATCAGGGGAGCCATCAGGCTTTGCTTTAATTCCGTACCTTTCCGCTCGTAGCCATCGTCTTTCGGTCTGTACGGCCCAAGATAATGCTCGGCGAAAAGAACGCGCTCGGTCGCCGGGAAGTAAGCCCGCAGGCTTTCTTTATTACAGCCGTTCCACCGACCAGAGGGCTTTGCCCAGATGATGTGATTCAGCACACTGAAACGGCGGCGCATCATCAATTCGATATCTGCCGCAAGCCGATAACCACAAAACAGGTAGATGCTGCCCGAGGGTTTGAGGACTCGCCAGAATTGAGCCAGGCAGCCGTCGAGCCACTTTAAGTAATCCTCGTCTCCTTTCCACTGATTATCCCAGCCGTTCGGCTTTACCTTGAAGTAAGGCGGATCGGTAACAATCAGGTCAATGGAATTATCAGGGAGGGTTTGTATGTAATGCAGGCAATCAGCATTGATTAACTCAATACTGGATATTTTTACAGTGTTTTTCATAGATCAGTAAGCGGGACTCTGGTAGGCTCACTATGCTTTTGCGCTAAAGCAGTGGGCCCTGGTTCGCTTGTGACCTCAAACATGAGCGAATGGCTGGTTGGGTGCTACAACACCCACCAGCCGCCCATTTTCACAGCAGGAAGCCCCCATTACTGGAGGCGTTTATAACATCCGAATTGATAATGCGATAACCCCGCCATAACTAACTGAGTCAGTATCAACTGGCAGCGTTCGTGTGAAATATGCACCGCTTCTGCTACTTCCCCGGCAGTGGCAGGAGATAACGTCAGCGCGCTTAAAACAGCCCTCGCTGTTTCTGTCATACCTTGCTGATTTAGCATGTCTTTTTACCCTTTCTGATGACGTAACACACAGATAACTCTGGTTCGATGCGCCAGCAAGAAGTAAATATGCCAGACATAAAAAAAACCCCGCCGATGCGAGGTTTTATAATCTGGTCGACAATCAAAGCTATGACGACGATATCAGATTTACACGAAATATAGCCATTTCAATCTACTTTTGCAACACCATGCTGATAATTAGCCGCCATTTGTTTCGAACGTGTTTTCGAAATGCTCAAAAGAGACATCTGATCGAGACGCAGAAAGATAGTGCGCATGGTGAGCCAGTGAGCAGTAAAAGTTTTCGACCAGTTTTTATCTTCAACCCCTACCAGCAGAGCCAGGTCTTTATATTGATAAACTGCGCTCCCAGCTAACTCGGATTTCACGTCCTGCGCTGCCAACCAGATCAATGCCCGGAGTCGCCCCAGCGTTTTCCCGGCGATCTTCTTGCCGGCGAGCTGCACTGTAAACTCACCCCACGCCCATCGTGTTATTTCGACCTGGTATTCGAATCGGATATTTTCGCCGTAGTTCCAGAGTAGCCACGCTTTCTGATGTTCTTCCACGGACAGCACAGCGCGGCGCCATGACGCAGTCGCAAATTCCACCGGCTGCACCAGGGCAATCGATGAACCTTTCGCCAGTGACTGACGCCCCTGAATTGGTGGGTTGAGCAGCGTTATCCACTTCTCCGTTTCTTCGTCGTAAATTCTGGGCTTCTTCCGGCGATAAGTGTTCGTGTCAAATTGTGCATTCTCAAGCCAGGCCAGTAACTGGCCTTTTGTCGCCCCGCTCAGGTCAGCCATTGCGGTTATCAGTTGCTGTCGGATGTATGAGAGATTTGCAGTCATGCGGCGGCTCCTGTTTTCTGCTGCGTGCGGGAATGGTGCTGGCGCGCCGGTGCAAGCGCGCGGAGGATGGATTCTTTTTCGTAGCGGTGTTTTTCGGCGGCTGTCATGCTTTCACCAGCCCCTCTTTCTTCCAGATGGCAAGCGTGCGCATTACGCCTTCAGCGTGCATGAGTCGCAACTCGTCGCGGCTGTATTCGGTTTTTACGCGCCCGTCGATGACATCATGGCAGCAGCTACAGGCGATCGCCGCCTGTGTATCATCCGGCTTAATGCCCGTGCCGCAGGTTCCCGCCAGTCGGTAATGCGCCAGTACGCTTGTTTCGGGATTACCGCTACAGATACCGGGGATACGAACCTGACATTCACGGCCACGCGCCGCTTTGCGTAAATCAGCCAAGGCGACCTCCCCACGGGCGACCGCGTTTACCGTTTTGTTGCTCGGGAAGCCTGGCGCTGACTGTCCAGGTGATGAAATCGGGATTCAGGCTGCGCTCAACTTTAACGCCGCGGCGCCGGTATTGTTCCACCAGTTCGTCGGCCTGTTGCGTGGTGCATTCGGTGTGCTGGAACCAGCTCTTTCTGGTCGCCATCACGCGAAGCTCATCAGTTGAGACGCAGCGTTTTCTGCTTCTTGCTGCGAGCTAAATGAACTGGACAATATCCAGCGCCAAAGGACATCCAGCGCGGCTTTGTATAGCTGCTGGAATTCTGTTTCATCCATATTGCCAAAGGCGATACTGCGGGGGTGTTTGCGAAGAGTGCCGTCTGGTAACTCGATAGCGTCATAATGCCCTGCTTCTACAGTCACCCACGCGCGGTACGCATCGAAGGATTTGCAGAGGCTGATCCCGTTGGTGATGCGGCGATTTGCGACCTGCGCCAGATACTGCTCAGCGGCATCCATCAACGCCGCTTCGTTACCACCATATGATGCGAGGAATTTTGCATACCCGGTCACCAGTCGCCGTTCGTTGGACGAGATAGCGCCGCCGCTTGGCTCCCAGTATTCAAACCCGAGATTGAGCAGAGCGAAGAAACGGCGATGAAAAGCCGGATTGCGTACCAGCTTGATGTCGGCTGACAGCACCGCACCGAGCTTACATTTTGAATGCAGAAAATCGCTGGTCTCAGGCGTTGCCGGGATCAGGATTCCTGAATGATTGATAAGTTGTAGCTGCGCCATAATGTCCCCATCTGGCGCATAAGGTTATCAGCTGTTCAGGCTGGCACTGGTATTATGATTTTATGAGCTCGATATTTCAAGAGCTAGTTAAAAAATATATTTTTACAATAATCTATTTTCGATATAAGTATCTATCAAAGACTTTAATTCGTCTGGGCGATTAATTAATGAGAAAGTTGTATCATACCCAACAAAAAAACTTCCATCATCGCGCACTGGCCCTATAGAAAAAACATCAACTCCATAGCTTTTTAGAAAGTCGGACAGTTCAGGCAGAGATATATTTTTATCCCCAGCATCTTCTGGGGTATATTTATAAATCCTCCTAGCTCTATCTTTATTATTGATAACCTCATGTGTTGCGGAGCGATTTGTTTTATTGCTTACGACAGCATTCATAACTAAAGATTTAAGCTCCTTCATCTCCGCCATCAAATACTCGCCACCTGACACTTCTTTCTCATCAATTTTAGCCACTTTGAATGTTCCAAAGTGCTTGAGAAAAGTAGTGTAGTTGCCGTCACCTTTGGAGCGCCTATAGGTTTCAACAATCTTCGTGTGCAGTTTCTGTTTAAACTCATTGATAAGTTGATAGCGTAAATCAGATGGGTATTCGAGATGTTCAATTGCGGCAATATCGAAACTATAGGGTGTCTTATCGTCTTTAATAATAATAGTTGGCTTATCAAAAGCTAATCGCATACCCAATTCAAGCATGACGTTTGCATTTCTACTGCTGATATCGCATATTACAATGGGATTAGAGTAGATGTTTTGCACTATACGCTTGTGTATAATACCCACATCATCATCGAAGCTAACTAGGTTAGGGTTAAATTCTGCCTGAGTCGCTACTTCACAAAGAATATCATATACATCAGCCCAGTGCTTTTCTGGATAACCATCTGTTTTAGCGATCGGCATAATGATACCACATATTTGTGTTTCATCATCCGTAGCTTCCTTCTTAGCTTGAGTCTCATTAATTTGTAGAGTTTTTGCCATGACTGTCCCTAATTCCTTTTTTAAGCAGAAAAGGAGAAGCCTCGCGAACGAGGCTCAATATTTGGTGTGGGTTAGGGGGCTACCCCCGGCGACTGTTAGACCCCCACGGCTGTCTAATGGATACTTTAGGTTTATCGATTAACTGATGATGTTCCCACAGCGCCGCACCGCACACAGCAATGATGAACAAAATTGTTCCACAGTTTTTTTTCATATTCGCATCCTCAATATTGAAATCGTTAATGATCAGTCGGTTAAGCCAGTCACCAATCGTTACCAAGGATGAGAACACACCTAAAACGAGTGCCCAAGTACCGTTAACAGGGAATCCGTGAGTTTCAAACTCTTTTGGATAAACCATTTTGTTGTTTTAACAAAAAAAATTGTTACATTCAAACAAACATATTCAACATAATGATGTATATCACGTTAGGGTTAAGCAGCCCTAACCTGCCCAGCACACATTTCCGGCAAATTAGCCCTCACCAGCGCCTCAGCAAACGGCGTTGCCACAGCGCCACATTCTTATCCTTCGCGTATTTTGTGCCGGTGTAGTCCCGCTCCCTGGTGTACCTATGCCTCAACTGGACCTCATCACTTGATGACCAAATAAAAAACCCGCCTAAGCGGGTTTTGGTCACATATCAAGTGCACGTTTTAAATTCAATATAGTGGTCGGGTGGAGTCGACCAAAGTAATCCTCACGATCGTAATCCCATGGCAGCCAGTGGAAGAGTTTGGCTGCTTTGTCATTTGTTACACGCCGCGTCCTACGCGTAAGTCCGGACCAGACACCACGCAATTCATCCACCTCGATATGCATGGCATTAGCAATGTCCTCAGCCCAAACTCCTGACTTTTCACCATCCCCACAGTCTTCAATGAGCTCAATAGCCCGCATGAGTGCTGTGCGGCTTTTATCACTCAACCCTTTGACTAGTTCGATAGCCTGCCCAGAAGATAAGTCAACTGCATTTCCAGTGTCGTCATCGGCAAACTCATCATCCAGGTAGCTAACGCCGTTAGCACATATGCCTAGTAACTCTTGAATAGTGTCTTTGGACAGTTTTTTAAGATCATCATTCGAGATGTATAAACCGCTCATTTCTGCTTACCTCTCTTAATGTAGTGGATTTATCCTACCACATTAAATACCAATGTAAACAAGATTAATAACACCAATCGTAAAGACTAACAACCAATAGATCAAAGAGCTGTCGTGATTTTCATCGTCGTGATTGTATGCACGTCTATTCGCAAAGCCCATAGCGTGATGAACAAACTTCGTTATCCAGACTGGCTTTAACCAAGTCGTAGACTTTTCCACCGCGACCTGTTTTAGCCCATTCGACAACCTCATCAACACCGGGTGCATTCAGGTTTGCTCTTGGCCCGTAGAACCCAGACCAGTCGATATGCTGTACATCCGGCTCAAGACCGTAAAGCTGTACGTGCCTGCCAAGTGGCAAATCAAACTGTTTCATCCACCGCTGGCTTATCTCGCCAACGCTCATCCAGTGCACCCAGCGCGATGGCGACCAGTCGCAGTAAGTATCTGTTTCGGTGTGGCCGTATATCCCTTTGCAGCGACGGATATGAGCGCAGTCGCCGCAGGTATTCCCTTCGGGAAGCGCCATTTTTTCAGGATCTGCCGGGCAAGCTGGTGCTTTCACTTTCGCCTGCCAGCGCTGTACCAGTCGGTACTCGGGGCGCCGGGACTTCCCGGTATTTTTGACGATACCGGCACGTTTGAGACGGTTCAGGCAGTCGTTGGCTTCCCGGATATCACACGACAGCAACGTGCGGATTTGGCGCGGTGTCGCCAGGCCGTTAGCCTCGATGAATTCCACAATGGCTTTTTGCTTCGGCTTGAGGGTATTCGCCATCGTCACGCCCTCCCCTTAAAGCCGTGCCTGGCCTGAATTTCGCGGATTTTCGCGAGCTGTTGCGCCTGCGTCAGCGGCTTGCCGCCCAGCTTCGGAAGACGTTTTATCGGCTCGGGGATCTCTTCGCCACGACGAATGCGCAGCGCCATCGCAGCCAGTTCTTCCCCGGCTTTGCGGCGCACTTCGGCGTCACTCAGGCCACTGGCGCGCATCTGCTGGTACAGCGTGGTCACGATCCAGTAATTCGCGGATGATTGACTGGTGTTCTTACCGTCGATTTTCCCCGGCCACGGAAATGACTCTGCATCCGGATAGCTCCCGCGCGTGCGGCAATAGCGATAAAACAGCTCCATCAGCTCAGCCTGGTCTGGAAGCCCTACCGCCGCACACTCTTCCGCACGGCACCAGGCGACGAACTGGCCCGGCGACGGCAGGAACGGTTTTTCCTGCTGGCGAGCAACGCGCATACCTGCGGCGACTTGTGCCAAAGTTGTTATCCCGTTCTCGCTAAACGCCAGCAGCCACTGACGGCGAAATTCATCGAACTCATCCTGGGTGCGGAAATTAGCGATTGCAGCCGGGAACGTTGCGCGCAACTGAGAAAACAGGCTGTTGAACACTTCTGCCACCTGCTGCTGTCTGACAGGAGCGTTGTCGTCCTGAACTTCCGGCAGACCGTGAGCAACACGGCGGAAATTTTCCCGATCGAGGTAATGAATCTGTTCAGATATATTTTTCATCGAGCACCCCGTTGATCCAGTCGGTGTTGTTGAAATCTATAGGCCGGCCGTTCCCATTCGTAGTGCGGGAGGTCGGCTTAACCGGAAACTTCGGCTTGAATAAGCCCTGATACCCGTTGGCAATGCTCGCGTTGATTACGTCAACGGGGTTATGGCCTTCGTCCAGACACTCTTTCAGCAGCTTGAATGCCTTCGTGACCGTCAGCTCGGTTTTAATGGCTTTGCCAGACTGTTTACGATAAGCAACCCACTCCCCCCAGGCGGTTTGATCAAGCCACTCAGGAGCGGGAATGCTGAGCGGATCAAATTTGTCCTTCCCCCTTGGGGGATTAGAGGGGGTATTAGGTTTTATATTTGTCTTTGGAATAATGTCTTTGGTGTTCCCCGTTTTCAGGGATACCTCTCCCTGTTTTCGGGGATAGTTTTCCCCGTTTTCAGGGATGGTTGATGGTTCATTTTCTCTATCCCCGTTTTCAGGGATATCCATCCCCATTTTCGGGGATACATCTCCCTGTTTTCGGGGATGGTTTTCCCCTGTTTCAGGGATGGTGATAGCCCAAGTAACGATCTCCGCGGCAGGGAAATCAACTGGACACTTTGAGCAATTGGGCTTTGTGTAAGCCCATTGATCCAGACTTGTATTAATCCCGATGTATCTCGTTTGCCCTATCCGACGCAGCTTAATAATATTGCGATAGGCAAGGCTTAGGACGGCTTCGGATACGTGCTTAGTTTTGAGCGTCGTCTTGTCCGCAATGAGGCTATTGGTAATCCGATCTGATTTTTTTGACCAACCATAAGTCAGACGAACAATGGCGTTCAGGACGCGGAACTCACGCCCGGACAACTCAACGATACATAGGGCATCCTGGATCTGATTGGCCAGGCGTAAATAGCCATTTTCCAGATCAGCCATGCTGCGCTCCTGTTGCGCTCGTTCCGGCGCAGGGAATTTGATAACTTCAGCGGTATTTGACATACTTAATTCCGTGAATTGATCTCATTAATTCGCCCGAAGGCCGGTACTGTTGACGCAGTCCGGCCTTCACCTTTTTGTCTCTCTGCATCAGTCCCATCCTAGCGGGCCGGGCCGCGCGCGTTCGGCACGAAGGCCAATATCTGCCAGCGTCTCGACAGACGTCAGATAATCGCGGGAAACCACCACCGCCTCGGGCGGTACCACCTGCAAGCCAAGTGCAGAAAGCTCGCGGGCCATCTCCGAAAAATGGCTGTCGGCTTTGCGCTTGCTCACCGTCGATTCACTGATGCCGATCTGCTCGGCGTAATTCTTCTGCCCCACCGACGCCAGCCGGTTGAGCAAGATGCTCTCGATTTCAAGTGGCTTGAGAATTGGTGGTTCCAACTTTCGTGCTATTGCGTTGTGCATGATTGAAACTCCTTGGTGTGTTAGGCCGACAGTCAGGCGGCGTTAGTTAGTTAATGGAGGAAGCACGTCATCAATGCTGACGCCTGCTCCATGCTTGTTCAGGGCAGAAACAATCTTCCGGCACTGCTCAACGTTCATGCTCCGGCGACCATTTTCGTAATGGCAGATAGTGCCAGGCGTTAAACCAAGCTCATTGGCGACCTGGCTCTGGGTCAGGCCGATGCGCTGGCGTATTTTTTTCAGGTTGTTCATTAGCACCTCCAATAAGACGAGATAAATATACATATTGTATCTTTAATGCACAAGCAAAATATACATTTTGTGAGTAGCACAGGGATATACAACTTGTATAATTTGAGTATGACTATGAAATGGTACGACTTAGCAAAATCGCTCATGAAGCGAGAAAACATCAACCAGGAACAACTGGCCGAACACCTCGGAATCACAAAAGGGGCGGTTAGTCACTGGCTAAATGCGCGCAGAGAACCGGGGATTGAAGATATTGCGAAGATACTCAGATTCTTGGGTAAGAAATCTTTTTCTGTAGGCGCAGACGGCTCTATTATCGATGAAACCCTTTCCGGCAATGTGGGCTATGCTGGACCATACAAGAAGGGAAATAGATATCCAGTCTTGAGCAAAATTCAGGCCGGAGCCTGGTCTGAGGCTATTGAGCCTTACACGCTGAAGGATGTTGATCTGTGGCTGGAATCTGATGCTCATACACAGGGAGATGCTTTCTGGTTGGAGGTGGAAGGCGATTCGATGACAGCACCATTGGGGCTGAGCATACCTGAAGGTACTTATGTGCTTTTTGATACAGGAAGAAATCCAATCAACGGAAGCCTGGTGATCGCCAAGCTTTCTGATTCCAATGAAGCCACATTCAAAAAGCTGGTGATTGACGGTGGTCAAAAATATTTGAAAGGCCTCAATCCTCAATGGCCTTTGGTTCCTATCAATGGAAATTGCAGGGTTATCGGTGTTGCCATTGAAACTAAAATGCGTTTGATTTGACCAAAATTGTTCTAATTCGTATTTTTAATTTTAGCACAGCGGTATAATAAAATGAGAAAAATCATACTATTATCTATGTCATTGCTTTCTGGTTGTTCAGTTTCGACTGGTCTGGTTGTGCAGACTGAAGACCAAAAAGAGCCTCTAATGGGTACAGCCACCGCATCTCTTGTCAGGGGTGATTTTTATGTGGAGAACGTAAGTGGATTATCCTGCTCAGGTAAATACAACCAGTTTACGACATCCCCTATGCTGAAAGTCACATTCACCTGTAGTGATGGGAGATCTGGGGCTGCGCAGGTATTGCGCTATGGGCCTAATCTTGAAAATGGATCTGGGAGTGGAAAGCTCAGCGACGGTACACGATTCAGAATTCTTATTGGCGCCGCTACTAGTCAGGCCAGCCAGCAGGGCTACTGGAGTAAATTCTAAGGTGCAATGCAGTGGCCGGAAGAGACATTTGAGAGAGAAGAGATCGTAGAAATGCGGCCTTGAACCTGCAACTTAATCTAACTCCTGCAATGAAAATTTAAACCTGCATTACTTTCTCACAGCTTACGCTCGAAAGATTTCACATCGTGAGCGAAGGAAAAAGACTACAGATTAATCAATCAGTCACCCGATATCGGAAGCAATTGAGATATCTGGCGAGCCGACTTTAACCCCCCCGCGCCGGTTTTTTCGTTTCTAAAAATACAATCCTCTCGCACATTTCGACTCATAAAAATAACTCATTAAAATACAAAACGTTAATAAAATTACACGCCAATCGTATACATTTTGTATTGCATCAAATGAATACGTTTTGTATATTAAACTAATCCAAACAAGAGCGGCGGCAATGCCACTCACCACACAGCAATGCGCATAAGGTTTTCCAACGTTCCGCCAGCCGGGCGTCAACGGCAGAGGATGAATATGAAGGGCAACACAAAGAAGACTGAGATGTTCGGGTTTGGCGCTTACTGGGCGCGCCTTTTTGAGACACAACAGAACCCCTTGCAGCTTCAAAGCTCGCGGCAGGATGGCGGCACAGGGATGAATAGTCCGGAAGAAAAACATATGCACCACCTTCGCCGGAAAGTGAACAGAACAGGCGGTGTGCCTCGCGGCAGGATGAATAAAAAAATGTACCGCCTGGGCTGGAGAAGTGAGTCCCGTAAAGACCTTATTCGAGCGACTCAATAGCTTTCAGGGATAGCGGCTGTTCCTGCTCTGGCACGAAGCGAACCTTAACCAACTCTGCCAGTCGTTTTTTTACAGATAGATCAGTGCTTGTAATGACAAAGTCATTAATTTGTTCCGAGAGCATAAACCAACCGTGTTCATCACAGACATAAACCACGGATGGAACCTCCCGGATAGTGGGTTGATTACCGCTGATATTAACAACCTTACTTACATGCTTAAACGACGTAGCTGCTTCACCACAGATCGGGCACGGCTTGGTTACTGATTTCATAGTCCGTCCTTGCTGGTTGTGTAGGAACTCCAGCATACCACCGGGCCTGATGTGGTTAAAAGACAGGCATCAACAGGGGAAAAACCAATGATTAACCAGCACTACGGCACGATGCACATCATTCGTCAGTGCGTGGCGCCAGGCATGCTGGCCATGCACAAGGGCCACACCTGGAATGTTTCAGCCGTTCGCGGCAAACACGTCTACCTGAGCACCATGCGTGAAGCAACGCGCATCAGCGATTGCCTGGTAGAGGTTCTGTTAAACGGGAAAGGTGATCCAGTGATCAAAGAAAAAACACCCACAGGCGCGAAATGCGCTTACTGCGGCAAGCCGCTCACGGCTGAAACCACAGTTAAAGAAACCATTCTGTTCCGTAACGGCGCGCAGCTCGCCCGCAAAGAAAATGAATACTGCTCTAAACAGTGTGCAACCCATGACCAGTGGGCGCACGAAGGTTAATTAACCAACGAGTAAACCAAGGAGTATTTATGCAAATCATTACAGCTCAAACGGAAATTAAAGTCATTAATCAGGATGTCGCCCTTTTCAATTGCGAAAAGAAAGTAAGCGGCATTATTCACACCCCGTCGTCAAAAGAGGTGACCGTTATTCTCGATGGCGGTTATGTGCTGGGTAAGTTTGATTGCGCCCATTGCGCAGTGAAGGCAATCGCACTGCTGGCGATCAGTATTTCAGACGCAGATAAAGCCATGTTCGGCAGTTATCGCAACTACAAGCGCGAATTTACTGAAAGGGTTTTGCAGCAAGTTCATTGAGCAAAGCCCACGCAAGGTGGGCCAGCCCTTCCGGTGTACCGACCAAAGCAAACCGGAACTTTTAACACTAATAAACCGCAGGCGGCTTAATCAGCGCCGGGGATTTTATCACCCCAAAATAAGGATCTGGTATGGAATTCTTTTATTTAATTAAAGCAACTCAGAAATCAGGCAAGCCAAGTGCAGTTGTCTGGTTCAGTGCGAAAACCGAAGCTCGTGCAAAATTGCAGGTACAGGTAATTCTCGAAGATAACGAAATCGCTACCGGGCGCGGCCACGATTATCAGTTGCCGGTACTGACTAATTTCCCTGTGGTTGACGATCTGCCAGCAGAAGAAGCTATCGACTTCACCTGGTGTGATCGTTATTCGCTGACTGATGACGGACGTACTTGGCTGAAAATTACCAGCCAGGCCACAACAGACACTCAGGATACCGAATCAACAGAGGGTGCTGTAAACGAAGCAGCAGATCCGGTTTCGTCCCCCGCAGAAACATCCCCCCTGCAAACGAACACCCACTCAGACGTGACGGAGGATGATGACGAAAATACGTTATATCCGGTGGTAAAACTGCGTCTGCCTCAGCGAATTATTGCACAGTATCTGAGTGACAAAATGCGCCATCACGTAACTCAGTCTCAGCGTGTGGAGATTGGTGCTATGGAGATGGACAGCGATAATAACCATGTCCAGAACCTGCTACTTGCTGCGCGAAATATCCCCGGCATCGACAATCTGACAACGCATGAGTTGTGGAAATTAACCAGTGCCATCAAGTCAGTATTCCCGGAAGAAAAACGCCATGAGCTTGCTGTCATGGTTCAGTTTATCCTGGCGTGGTCTGATACCCATCACATTGACCGTGGCCTGCTTGTAAAAGAATGGGCCGCTGGTAAACGTATTCCTGCCATTCAGCGCACCGATACTGGCACCAATGCAGGCGGCGGGAATGCCACCGATCGCAATCCTGACTACGAGCATACGCTGGACACCCTAGATATTGAGATCGCAGCGGCAACAATGCCGATGGATTTTGATATCTACAACATTCCTGGTTCAGTTCACCGCCGTGCGAAGGACATTGTCGCAGCCAAAGAAAGTCCGTTTAAGGAGTGGTCAGCAGCGCTGCGCAAAACGCCTGGCATCCTCGATTTCTCCCGCGCGGCTATTTTCGCCCTTATCCGCAGCGCCACTGAAAATGTGCATCACTTCCCGGTCAGCTTACAGACCTATATCAACGCAAACCTCACTGAGCATCAGCACGACAAACCGACGGATGAAACCCTAGCGGCGGCGCGTCAGATAGACAGCGCTGCGGTTGTCGCCGGGGTGATTCAGGGCGCCGAGCCGGTTGAAAGCCTCGATAAACTTGCCACTGAATTTGCTGTCGTGGGGAAAGCGGCAGCCGAAGCTACCCGCGCGTCGGTGAGTGAAACGACCGGGCAGCCGGAAGTGAAAAAGCTTGGCGGCGGGATGTTTTCCATTGATGGCCTGATCGGCAATACAACCCAGACAGATACGAAGGAGGATGCCGGCGATGTGCAGATGGAAAAGACTTTCCAGATCGAAGACCAAAATACTGCTGCGCTGCCGGGAGGCGAAAGCGTGGATCTCGCTGGTACGCAAACAGATACCCTGAGCACCCATGACATTATGGCCGCTGCGGCCCCGCTGATGGCCGCCGCAGTTGCCGGGCCGGAAAGCACCCAACCGTTACAGGACGAAGTGCAACAGCATGCAGCAGACGCAACACCGGAACCTGAATACCCGGCATTCTTCGAACCGGGCCGCTACGAAGGTTTGCCGAACAACGTTTACCACGCGGCAAATGGTATCAGCAGCACGCAGGTGAAAGATGCCCGCGTCAGCCTGATGTACTTCAACGCGCGCCACGTTGCCAAAACCATCGCCCGCGAACAATCGAAGGTGCTGGATATGGGGAATCTGGTGCATGCGCTGGCGCTCCAACCTGAAAACCTTCTGGCTGAATTCAGCATTGAGCCGGAGATCCCGAAAGGCGCATTCACCACCACAGCAACAATCCGCGCCTTTATCGATGAATACAACGCCGGGTTGCCGCCGCAGTTAAGCACAGATGACATTAAAGCGCTGCTGGAAACGCACAACGCCACCCTGCCCGCGCAACTGCCGCTAGGCACATCTGTTGACGAAACAGGGCAAAGCTACATGTCCCTGCCGGCAGAATATCAGCGCATAGAAGAAGGCCAGAAGCAAACTGCCACAGCAATGAAAGCCTGCATCAAAGAGTACAACGCCACCCTGCCCGCCCCGGTTAAAACCAGCGGCAGCCGCGACACATTGCTCGAACAACTGGCGCTTATACATCCCAACCTGGTGGCGCAGGAAGCGCAGAAACCCGCCCCGCTGAAAGTATCGGGCCAGAAAGCAGATCTGATTCAAGCGGTTAAAAGCGTTAATCCCGATGCAGTCTTTGCCGACGAGCTGCTGGATGCATGGCGCGAGAACCCGGAAGACAAAATTCTGGTCACCCGCCAGCAAATGGCAACGGCCACGGCGATTCAGTCCGCGCTGCTGGCGCACCCGACCGCCGGGAAATTCCTCACCCACCCTGGTCGCGCCGTTGAAGTGAGCTATTTCGGGTTCGACGACGAAACCGGGCTGGAAATCCGTGTGCGTCCCGATCTGGAAATCGATATGGGCGGCATCCGTGTCGGCGTAGACCTGAAAACGATCAGTATGTGGAACGTCAAACAGCCAGCTTTGCGGGCAAAACTGCACCGGGAAATTATCGACCGCGATTACCACCTCAGCGCGGCCATGTACATGAACACCGCAGCACTGGATCAGTTCTTCTGGATTTTCGTCAACAAGGATGAGGGCTATCACTGGATCGCGATTGTCGAAGCCAGCCCGGAACTCATCGAACTTGGAGCGCTGGAATACCAGACCACCATGCGCGCTATCGCGAACGCATTCGACACAGGCGAATGGCCTGCGCCGGTTACCGACGATTACGCCGACGAACTGACCGACTACGACCTGCGCCGCCTTGAAGCGCTGCGCGCACTGGCAAATGCATAAGGGGGGATCATGGGAAATACAAATGTTGCAGTAACAGACCAGAGCGCAATTGTTAACTCAAACATCGCGCTTTTCGACTCGCAGTACCTGAACGCCATCAGCGCTTTTGCGCAGATGATGTCGCAAGGAGCTGCAACTGTCCCGCGTCACCTCCAGGGAAATGCGGCGGATTGTATGGCTGTGGCTATGCAGGCGGCGCAGTGGCAAATGAACCCGTTCGCCGTAGCGCAGAAAACACACCTGATTAATGGCGTGCTGGGTTATGAGGCGCAGCTCGTCAACGCGGTGATTTCCCGTAGTGGCGTGCTGGCTTCTCGTTTCGAATATGAATGGTACGGCCCGTGGGAAAAGGTGATTGGCAGATTCAACATCAAGAAAGGTGAGAAAGGCGAATACCGGGTTCCTGGCTGGAGCATGGCGGACGAAGAAGGGATCGGCATCATCATCCGCGCCCGGCTAAAAGGCGAGGAGCAATACCGTGAACTGGATTTACTGCTGGCGCAGGCACGGGTTCGAAATTCCACCCTGTGGGCGGATGATCCACGTCAGCAGCTTGCTTACCTTGCGGTTAAGCGCTGGGCGCGACTCTTCTGTCCGGATGTGATCCTCGGCGTATACACACCGGATGAGCTTGAAGATCGTCAGGAAAGAGTCATCAACCCTGACCCGGCACCACGCGTAAGCGTCCAGGAGATTACTGAGAGCGAGCCACAAAATCAGACGGTGATCGATAACACTGATGGACAGGAAACCAAAGCAGAGGCATTCCGCGCGCGCATTGATGCCGCTGAAACACTGGAGGCTGCGACTGCTGTCGGTAATCAGATTAACGAGGCGAAAGCAGCTCTCGGCACTGCCCTCTTCACGGAACTGAAAAACAAGGCAACGCGTCGTTATCACCTGGTCAACAACCGGAACAAGGTTGAGGCGGCGATTAATTCTCTGCCATCGCCCGGCGAACCCGGCGCGGCGGAACAGTTTGCCGCCGTGGAGCGTACGCTTTCCGCAGCAAAACGCCACCTGGGCGATGATTTGTACGAAAAATACAGCATCACGCTCACCGACATGAAACCCGAATACGTTGGCTAATCGACGTCGGGAGGGGCAACCCTCCCGCTCTGGAGGATTTATGGAGCGAGAAAACTGGAGTGTCGAAGATCTGGCGCTACTCGCCAGGCACCGTAATCAGTCGGTGGCCGAGTTGACCGGGAGGGATATTGAAGAGGTACGGTCACGGCGGCTACAGCGCAACATCGAAATTAACTGCTGGGACAAATTTGATCCGGAGCGTGCGCATGAAGCTGATTAACCGAAGCAGCAAAAATTCACCGCTGGCGCGACAGGCCTGCGACGCGGCTCTGGCATCGCATGTTGAGAAATTTGGCCCATACGGGCGCCACGACAAAACGACAACTTACACGGTAATGGTTGAAGGCGTGAAAATTACCGTTGAAGTGGTCAACCGCCCTGCAAGCTATGTTGCGACAGCACTGACAGGAAGGCGCCGTATACGCTCACTTGTAAGCCGTGGAATAAATTCAGAGCGCGAGGAAGTATGA